AGGGCGTCGGGCGTGTCCCCGATCGGCCGCGTCCCCCGCAGCGTCGCGCTCGCCATGTCGAACACTCGATCGGCCTCCCATGCGCGCGACGACGCGCGCGACGTCATCCTGCCCTTGGGCCACCAGGACCGCCAACACCTGCAGCCGCTCGGTGTAGGGCAACGCGGCGACCGCCTGCAAGACGGCCGGCCAGTGGGTCGACCGCCCTTCACGGCGACGGGTCGGGGTCGGGCGCCTCATCCGGTTCCTCGTCCTCGTCGCGGCTCCAGTCTTCGAGCGTGGCCGCCATCTCCCGGAGCTGCGTGGCGATGGCCAGCGCCTTGGCCCGCTGATCGGAGACGACCCGCGGATTGATCACCGTCTCGTACGTGGTGAAGCGCGTGGTACAGGGGCCGCAGGCCCGCCGGCGCCGGATGACCGTGCCGGTCTCATTCTCCCGGCTGTCGATGACCAAGTCGGCGTTGGCATGACACGAGGGACACTGCACCTCAACCGCATTGTAAACCGTGTGCTCCCCGCCTGTTACGCGCGTCTGGTCCGCTTCGACGGGGGCGGGACGACGGCCTGGAGGCTCTGCGTGAGCGCGTCGTGCAGGCTCAGCACCGGCTGGGGCTCGACCGGGCGCGGTTCCACGATCTCGTCCCCGGCGATCTTGGCGGCGATGAGCTGGCGCAGGCCGTCGCGGTAGGCGTCGGTGAAGTCCGCGAGATCGAGCGGGCCGGTCAACGCCGTGACCAGGCGGCGCGCCAGCTGGACCTCCGCACTCGACAGCGACTCGGATGCGCCGATCGCGGGCGCGGGCCGCCATTCCGCCACGTGATGGAGCGTGTACAACATGAGGCCCGACGGCTGCGGCTCGACCGCGACCACGTACTCGCGGCCGTAGAGCGCCAGCTTCCCGATCCCCACCTTCCCGGTCATGGCCTCTTCGATCAACGCATAGGTGCGCGCCGATCCCTCGGGGCCGTCGGCCACGAGAAAATACGCACGATCGATCGCCCGCCACGGCAGCGCGGACGCCGGGGCGAAGTGCACCAGGTCGATCACCTTCGTCGAGGGTGGCTGCACGGCGTCGAGTTCCTCCGGCAAGAGCAGGACGTACTTCCCGGGCTCGAATTCAAACCCTTTCACGATTGCGTCCGAGTACACCTCGCAGGCACACGCCGGACACCAGCGTTTTTGTTGGAGCCGCGTTTGACAGGTCGCGTGCAGCTGATGAAAGCCGAGACTCTCGCTCGCTTCGGTGGCGGGGTAGACCTTGATCGGGATCGTGACCAACGCGATCTTCAGGACGCCTTTCCAGGTGGCGCGCGGCGCCATCAGATCGACCACCGATGGCGCGCGAGTGCCGCCTGCAGTCCGCAATCACACGGCGCGGCCTCCGTGACGCGCGCGCAGCGGCGCAGATGGGACAGCCACGGACTCAGGCGCACGATCGCGTCGTGCATCGCGGCGTCGACGACGGCGGCGGGCGGGTCGGGGTCCGCCGTTTGTCCGTGTGGTGGCACGTGTGCGCCCATCAGATCGATCGTACGGCAGGATGCGGATGTGGGCGATCGTCCACCGGGCGCGCGGGCGGGCGCGGATGCTGGCGATCATCGTCCGGTCGTTTGTGCGCCGTGCGACACGCGTCGATGTAGGCCTCGAGATCGCGCGGGTCGACGCGCCACCGGGTCCCGAGGCGAATCGCCGGCAACCGGTGTTCCCGAATCAAGCGCCGCACGAATTCCTGCCCGGCGCTCAAGCGATGAGCCACATGCGACACCTCGAGGAGATGAGGCATCGGGAAGGGCACCGGAACCAGCAGCGGGTCGAGCGGCATCAGGGGGCTGAGCAGGATCGTCCCATCCTCTCTGAGCTTTCGGCTCCGGAGCTATCCGCAATTAGACACTCGTCCGTGCTACTAGCCGCACCGGGTCGGTGCGGGCCCGTCGAATCCCCCGCACACTCAGAAGGTTCGCCGCGCGTGCCCCCGCCGCTCTTCGGCCCCTCAGCACCCAGGAGTGTCCTCCGATGCGGAGCGCGTCGCCCCCGACGACAGACGCCCGCCGCTCGCTGCTGATCGATGGCTACACGATCAACGAGCAATGGATCGAGCCCGACCCTTGGGCCTGGTGCTCTTGCCGCCCGCTGCCCCGCTCTTCCGAGCAGGTCCGCCGCGGATGAGGGCGATCGCGATTGGGAGCCTCATCTGGTTCACCTACACCCTCGTGGCGATCAACACGTGTGCGATCGCGCGCGCCAAATATCTCCCGACGGTCCTGAGTTCGCTGGTCTTCATGATCGCCAACTTCTTCCTCATTCGGCATGTCGCCGACGCGCAGACCTCGAGCGAGTTCCTCAGTTACGTCGTGGGCGGGGTCTCGGGTGATCTCACGGGCATCTACATCAGCAAGAAAGCGCACATCCTCTGATGCGGCCTCGAGAACCCCGCCTCTCCGCGTACGCCCGTGGGTACACCAAGCGCTGGGATCGCGCGGCCAAAGCCTTCCGTCTCCGGTACCCCTTGTGTGGCATGCGGCCCCACGACCAGGTCCCCGTGATGAGTCAGTGCTACGTCCTGCGTCGCATCACTGCTGATCAGCAAGGGGTCGTCGCAGCGACGTTGACCGACCACATCATCCCGCATCGCGGGCATCACCACCTCTTTTGGGATCCGAACAACTGGCAAGCCCTGTGTGCGGACTGCCATCGATCGAAGACGCAGGCAGGACGCTAGTTTCCCATGGGCAATAGGTCACACATCGATCGATCGCGCGTCCTGGAGGCACAGGACGCACGGGCGAGGCAGGGGGGATCCAATTCGTCCGCCGGCACGCGCCGGCGGACCGGGCCCCGGGCGCGCGCACAAAATCGTGATTTCAAAAGTTCTCTCTTTTCAAAGGGGGTTGACTGAATGGGTGGGCGCGGCAGCGGCGGGCGGCGCGTGGGGTCCGGGAAAAAGCTGAAATCGGAGCTCGAGCACGCGATCAGCGGCACCACCAGCGCGCGCGGCGTGATCTTGCAGCATCCGAACGCGACGGCGGTCGCGCCGGTCGTGACGTTTGACCCCCCGGCGAATCTGCGCGGCAAAGCCAAAGCGGTGTGGGGCGAACTCGCGCCCGAAGCCTTCGCGGCGCGGACGTTGACGCCGGCGACGTGCGCCGCCTTCGTGATGTTGTGTCACGCGGCCGTGCTCGAGCGCGCGCTCCGCACCTCGAAGCGCGCGGCGGGCGGGCCGAATCATCGGGGGCTGATGCAACGCGTCGCGACGTGGCAAAAAGACTTCATGCTCGCGCCGCTCGGCAAGCCGCTGTACGCCGCGGCGCCGGCAGTGGCCAATCCGCTCGATCGGTTCACGAAGAAAGCGGGCGCGTGAAGAAAAAGACGGCGCTGGATCCGGCGACTGACTACGCGACGAAAGTGGTGGCGGGCACCATCATCGCGAGTCGCCTCGTCCGGCTTGCCTGTCAGCGACATTTGAACGACCTACGCGATGCCAAAGCCAAACACCTCGTCTGGAACCCCGCCGAAGCGCAGGAAGCCTTGGATTTTTTCCCCACGTGCCTTTGCCTGCCGGAAGAAACCGACGCCGATGAGGACGTCGAGGCTGTCGTCGACGAAATGCCAGAGGGTGGAACGCCGTTCGTGCTCTCGCCCTACGAAGAGTTCATTGTCGGGTCGACGTTCGGCTGGTTTGCTGTGCTCGAGAGCAAAAAGACCGGCGCGCGGCGCGTGCAGCAGCGCTTCCGGATCATTTTCCTGCAGGGCGGCAAGGGCTGCGGCAAAACACCGCTCTTCGCTGGCGTGCTGATCTACCTATTGATCCGCCGCGGCGTGCGCGGCTCACAGCTCTTTTGTGCCGCCGTCACCAAAGACCAGGCCAAGATCGCGTTCACCGACTGCGTGAAGATGGTCGCGGCGTCGCCTGCGCTGCAGGCCCTCATCAAACACACCGGCAACAACCTCGCGGTCCTCAAGACGGGCTCCTTCATCCGCCCGATCTCCGCCGAGAAGCGCGGCCTCGACGGCAAACGCGTGCAGGGGGCGGTCGTCGACGAGCTCCACGAACATCCGAGCAGCACCGTGCTCGTCAAGCTGCGCGCCGGGATCAAGGGGCGGCCCAACGCCGTGATCCTCATCCCGACCAATGCGGGGTTCGATCGCGAGACGGTCTGCTGGGAGTACGTCGAGTACTCGCGCCAGATCCTCGAGGGCACGCTCGTCAACGAGGCGTGGTTTGCGTTTGTCTGCCACCTGGACGCCTGCGATCGCTGCCACGCGGCGGGGAAGCTCCAACCCTCAGACGACTGTCCCCAGTGTGACGACTGGAAAGTGGAAGGCCCGCACTGGTTGAAAGCGAATCCGAACCTCGGCGTCTCGTTGCCCTGGGAATATTTGCGCGAACAGGTGCGGGAAGCCATCGCCATTCCCTCGTCGCGCAACATGGTGCGCCGCCTGAACTTCTGTCAGTGGACCCAGCAAGCCACGGTCTGGATCACGACCGAGGCCTGGGCGACGTGCACGACGACGACGACGCCCGAGACGTTCCGCGCGTCCCTCGCGGGTCGGGCCTGCTTTCTCGGCATCGACCTCTCCGACAAGATCGATCTTTCGTCGGTCGTCGCCGCGTTTCCGCGCGCGCTCGAGCGGGCGGCCGCCGCGGCGGCCGACGAGGGGCCCACCCCCGACCCGGACCGCCCCACGATCGACTGCGCGATCGACGTCCTCCCGTTCTTCTGGATGCCCGAAAAGACCCTCTATCGCCGGGCGCAGGAAGACGCCGTCCCCTATCCCGATTGGGCGCAGGGCGGCTACGTCACGACGACACCCGGCAGTCTCATCGACCACGACGCGATCGTGGAGTTCATCATCGGCACGCTCGCGAAGCAGTTCACGATCCGCGGCATCGGCATCGACCAGGCCGGCGCCGCCGGCGTGGTGTCGAAGCTGCGCCGGCACTTCGGGGACGACTTGGTCGACGAGGTGCCGCAGGGGTTCCGCTCGCTCAGTGAACCCAGCAAGCGCCTGGAAGCGCTCGTCGTCAGCGGGCATCTGACGCACGACGGCAATCCCTGCATGGCCTGGTGCGTGGGCAATATGGGCAAAGAAGAAAACGCGTGGCGCGAGATCCGACCGGTGAAACTCGCCCAGCGCAAGCGCATCGACGGCGGCGTGGCGCTGATCGACGCCCTGGCAAAGATGACGAAGACGCCGGCGGCGGAGCGGTCGGTGTACTTGCAGCGGGGCGTCCGCACGCTCGGAGAGTGACCGCATGACGAAGAAGACACCGCTGCCCGACGTGTACGACGGGCTCGCGCTCGTCGGTCTCAGTGCGGTCGAGTACGGCGTGTGTCAGTGGTCGACGCCGGCGGCCTGGGTGCTCTTGGGCGCGGCGCTCATCGCCGCAGCGATCTGGCCGGATCTGCGAAAGGGCACACGCTGATGGGCCTCTTGAGTCGACTCTTCGCCGGCGAGCTGCGCGCGGGCACACCGGGCCCGACCGATGACTACTGGTATCAGCCGGTCGGGACCCTGACGCCAGCGGGGATGCGCGTCGACGCGGACGGCGCCCAGAAACTCTCGGCGTGGTACCGCGGCCGGAACATTCTCGCGACCATCCTCGCCATGCTCCCGTTTCCCGTCCACCACCGGTTGCCAGACGACGGCGGCGCCGAACGCGCGCCGGACCATCCGCTGTACGACCTGCTGCACGATCAGCCGAACGAGGCGCAGGACTCCTTTCAGTGGCGACGCGAGCACATGTTCGATCTCATCGACCACGGCCACGCGTACGACTGGATCGTGCCGGGCGCGCGCGGGTTCGTCGACGCGCTCGTGCCGATCGCGCCGACGCTCGTCACCCCGAAACAGCAATTCACCACGCTCCCGAACGGCGCGGCGATTCCCGGCCGCGTGCTCTACGACATCAAACATCCGACGACGGGCCGGACCTCGACCTTCACGCAGGATGAAATCTTCCATCTGCGGGGCGCCGGCGGCAAAGGGATCCTCGAGTACGCGCGCACGAGCCTCGGCACCGCGCTCGCCACCGAAACCTATGCGGCCTCGGTCTTCGGCAGCGGCACCTTGAACAGCGGCGTGATCGAAAACCCGGGCGTCCTCGACGACGAGGCGTCCAAGCGCATGGCGAAATCCTTCATCACCAAGCCGGGCGAGTGGCACCTGCCGAAGGTCCTCGAGCAGGGGTCGACGTGGAAACCCGACAGGATGACGCCCGAAGACGCGCAGATGCTCTTGTCGCGGCAGCATTCGGTCGACGACGTCGCGCGCTGGCTCGGCGTGTCGCGGCAGTTTCTCGAAAACTCCGATCCGAGCTTCGGCAACGCCGAGCAGTTCTGGCAGAGCTTCTTGACGATCAGCATGGGGGGCTGGCTCTCGCTCTGGGAGTTCGGGGTGAACGGGCAATTGATCCTGCAGCCGAAGCAGTACTTCGCGCAGTTCACGCGGGCGGCGATCGCCCGCGGCGATCTGGCGGCGCGGTGGACCGCCCACGTGGCGTCGGTGAACGCCGGGATCGTGTCGGTCGATGAAGTGCGCGGCGTTGAGGACCTGAACAAACGCGGCGGGAAGGCCGACGAACTGCGCGAACCGCAGAACATCACCGGCAAACCCGCGGCCGCCGATCCGAGCGCCGACCCGACGCCGGCGCCGCCGCCGCGGAACAAGCCGGCGGCCGCCGACCAGACGAAAGCCGAAGCCATCGTGACCGAGTCCGCGGCCCGCGTGCTGCGGAAAGAACTGGCCGCGGCGCAGAAGGCGGCCGTCACCTTCGCGGCGGACGCTGAGGGCTGGGCCCGCTGGGTCGACACCTTCTACGCCGATCATCACGTGCTGGTGATGGCGACGATGCTGGTCTCGGAGTCGATTGCACGCGCGTATGTGGCCATT